GGTTTTTTTAGCACGGACGGCTACCCCCCCTGTCTTTTCTGACTATATCTCCCCGATGCAGTCCGAGACGATGCTGGACAGTCCGTTTAAAACCCGACCCGATCCAGATCAATGACAACTAAGCCCAGAAAGTCCAAAGCCCTACGAGGGGCGACTAAACCAAGGCTCCATAGTCCACTTCTAAAGGGCGAAAACAAGCTGCAAGATGTCAAGGATCTGTGTGACATCGTAAAAATACCCTTGATGCCTTGGCAGGAATTTGTGCTGAAGGATATGTTGACCACAGACAAAAAAGGCAACTGGATCCGCAAGACAAACCTGATTCTTGTAGCTCGTCAGAACGGCAAGACGCATTTAGCGCGTATGTTGATATTGGCACATTTGATTAAGTGGAATACCGATGTCTTAATCATGTCATCCAACCGAAGCATGGCTTTAGACACTTTTAGACAGATCACTCACCTATTGGAGACAAATGACCACCTTAAAGGATTCGTCAAACAGATACGACACGCCAACGGCACTGAGAGCATTGAGATGCTCTCTGGAGCAAGGCTTGATGTTGTTGCAGCAACTAGAGATGGAAGTCGCGGAAGATCCGTCAATGGACTGCTCTACATTGATGAAATCCGAGAAATCACAGAAGATGGATTTAGAGCTGCTACTCCTACAACTAGAGCTCACCCAAACAGTCAGACACTTCTTACCTCGAATGCGGGAGATGCTTTCAGCACTGTACTCAATGACCTACGGGAAAGAGCCATCGATTACCCTCCCAAGTCATTTGGATTCTATGAATACTCAGCACCGCAGTATTGCAAAGTAAACGACCGCAATGCATGGGCTATGGCTAACCCCTCATTGGGGTACACAATCACGGAGGATGCGATTGAAGAAGCGATTGCAACATCTCCGATTGAAAATACGCGCACTGAAACGCTTTGTCAGTGGATCGACTCATTAAGTAGTCCTTGGCCACACGGCATATTGGAAGATACATCCGATAGCACGCTAGAAATGTCGGCTGGGGCTTATACTGTATTTGGTTTCGATGTCAGTCCTTCACGCAGGAACGGATCATTGGTCGCAGGACAACTTCTCCCAGATGGGAGGATTGGCATCGGAATCTTGGAGACTTACAGCTCTCAGGTTGCCATTGATGAATTAAAAATGGCGGCATCGATTAAGGGCTGGTGTGATATTTATAAACCGCGCCTAGTTTGCTTTGACAAATACGCAACCCAGACAATTGCCGATAGATTGAGCAATGCTGGGGTTATCGTTGAGGATGTTTCTGGCCAGCAGTTTTACAAAGCCTGTGGTGATTTGTTGGAAGGTCTAGTGAACGCTCGTGTCGTCCATAATGGACAGGCAGAATTGATCCAGCAGATGAATAACTGTGCAGCTAAAGTCAACGATTCGGCTTGGCGCATCATTAAGAGAAAATCAGCTGGTGATATATCAGCACCAATTGGCTTGGCAATGGTCGTCAGCAAGTTGATGATCCCAGTTGCTAAACCTCAAATATATACTTAGACACACCGAATATGGTCTGTCAAATACTTGACATGTGCTACCATTTATGTCTATGGGTAAAATTTTGCAAGCATTTGGCCTAGAGTCAAAGCCACAATTACAAGCTCAGTCTGCTCCGCAGGTTCTTGGCGAGTATTCACCTTATGCAATGCCTTTCCAATACACCTATGTAAGTCGCGAAGAAGCTCTTAGCGTTCCTGCATTACAAAGATGTCGTAATCTTTTGGCTGGCACTATTGGTGCAATCCCAATGGAACTTTACAAAAAATCGACCAATGAATCAATTGGCTCGCCAGTATGGTTAGAGCAACCTTCATATTCACAGCCACGATCTGTAACGATTGCATACACGGTTGAATCATTGCTTCTGTATTCGCAAGCATTTTGGAAAGTTGTTGAAGTCTATGCCGAGGACGGTCGTCCATCTCGTTTTGAATGGATCGCTAACAATCGCGTAACTGCAACACTTGATAGCACAAATACTTTTGTTAAGTCTTATGCAGTTGACGGAATGACTTTACCTAATGACGGTCTTGGAAGTTTAATCACATTCCAATCTTTGCTTCCTGGTATCTTAAACACCGGTGTCCAAACAATTCGCGCTGCAATCGATGTGCAAAAGGCAGCAGCAATTGCAGCAAACACTCCAATGGCAACTGGATATATTAAAAACACTGGAGCAGATTTAGATCCTAAAGAAGTTTCTGGATTACTAGCTGCATGGAAAAATGCACGCAATAATCGCAGCACAGCATATTTGACATCAACACTTGAATATAATCCAGTATCATTTTCACCAAAAGACATGATGTATTCAGAGGCAATTTTCAGCCTTAGCACCGATATTGCTCGTTTGTGCAATGTGCCTGCATATTATGTGTCAGCAGATGCAAATAATTCAATGACTTATGCAAATGTTCAAGACGAGCGCAAACAATTTTTGACATTGTCTTTGCAACCATTCATTTCGGCAATTGAAGATCGTTTGTCGATGGATGACATCACTGCTCGCGGAAACATCGTCAAATTTGACATTGACCGTAACTTCCTTCGTACTGATCCGATGGAAGAACTAGCAGTAATCGAAAAACTTTTGAGCCTAAATCTAATTACCACAGAACAGGCGATGGCAATGACTGACCTAACACCTAATGGAAGCCAAGGTATGCAATGAACCAAATAGTTACCTTCTCAGCTGATCTGACAGCAGATTCAGCAAGTCGCACAGTATCTGGAAAGATTGTGCCTCTTAATGTTGAAGCAGGATCGACAAATATGGGCAAAGTCATTTTTGAATCTGGATCTATTTCAATTCCCGATCCAAAGGCAATCAAACTTCTTAGCCAGCACGATACAAAGAAGCCTCTAGGTCGCATGGTTTCATTTAGTGAATCAGAAGATGCAATTCACGCAGTGTTTTCAGTAAGTCGCTCACAGCGCGGCACTGAAGCTCTAATCCTTGCAGAAGAAGGTTTGCAATCTGGATTATCAATCGGAGCAGAAGTGTTAAAGTCAAAGATCAAGGATGGCGTAACTTATGTATCCGCTGCTCGCTTGGTCGAAACCAGTTTAGTAACCGAGCCAGCATTTAAGTCTGCTCAGGTCACTGATATTGCAGCAGAAGAATCTGCTGTAGAAGAAACAATCCAACCAACAGAAAGCGAGACAGCAACCGTGGAAGAAACCACTCCAGCAGTCGAAGCAACACCAGTTGAAGCACCAGCGGTTGAAGCTGCTCGCCCAACTGTTTCAGCAGCATACTTCACAAAGCCTCGTATTGAAATTACAGCGGCTAAGTATGCAGAAAACACAATCCGTGCAGCACTAGGAGACGAGAACGCTCGTCAGTACCTACGCGCAGCAGATGACACATCAGACAACGCAGGTCTTGTACCAACACGCCAACTGTCAGAAATCATCAACCCACTCGGCACAACAATCCGTCCTTCAATCGAAGCAATCTCACGCGGAGTATTGCCAGATGCAGGTATGACATTTGAGATCCCAAAGATCACAGCAATGCCAACTGTTGCAGTTGCAGCAGAAAACGCAGCGTTTTCAGACACAGATCAGAACTCATCATTCTTGTCAGTAGATGTAAAGAAATATGCAGGACAGCAGACATTCTCTGTTGAACTTCTAGATCGTACATCTCCAGCGTTCTTTGATGAGCTAGTACGCAACATGGGCGCAGCTTACGCAAAGGCAACAGATACAGCAGTGCATGCAGCAATCGTTGCAGGTGCGACACTTGATGCCACAACAGTTGCAACATATCCAACAGCATCAGAATTGCTAGGAATTATTTCTCGCGGTGCGGCATCTGTTTATGATGCAACAGCTGGACTTCCAAATCCATTTGCTCGCAACATCATTGCAAATACTTCACAATGGTCTAACTTGATGTCACTAAATGACAATGGTCGCCCAATCTACAACGAAGTAACAAACCCAATGAATCAGCCAGGATCTGCAACACCAACAGCTCTACGCGGTCGCGTTGCTGGTCTTGATTTGTATGTAACTGCAAATGTAGCAACAGCAAACAACACAGACAAAGATGGATCACTTCTTATTGTGAATCCAGATGCATACACATGGTACGAGTCACCAACATATCGCCTACGCGCTGAATCAACAGCAGCAGGAAGCATAACAATCGGCTACTACGGCTTTGGAGCAATCGCTACTAAGGTCGGAGCAGGCGCATTTAAGAACAACAAGGCGTAATTCGCCACACTAAGTCGCTCTAGGGGGTCAGTAGCCCTCTGATCCCCTAGAGTCTTTAGAAAGGAATGGAAATGGCACTTACAACAGTTTCAGAACTCCGCAGCACTCTCGGAGTTGGTACTTTGTATACTGATGCCGTTCTTCAAGAAGTATGCGATGCATCAGATGCAGTCCTACTTCCAATGCTATGGAACAACTACACATTTAATGTGGCACACAGCAACACAACAACAGAGGGCACACTATATTTTAATGAATATATCAAAGATGTTTTTTATGTAGGTCAAACAGTAACTATTACTGGTAATGGCGCACTACATAACGGATCTAAAGCGATTACTGGTATGAGCGATACATCTATCACTTATGCGGTCACAGGCTCCCCAACAGCGCAACCTCGACATACAGTTACACCTTTTGGACAAGTTGCAGCAGTGGCAACAGTTGATTATACGACCGACACAGCAATCCAGAACGCAGCTTTAATGATATCTGTTGAAATCTGGCAAGCGCGAACAGCCACCCTTTCTGGCAGTAACGCAGTCGATTTCCAGCCAAGCCCTTACCGAATGAGCGCACAGCTTCTCGCTAAGGTGCGAGGATTGATTGCACACGCGCTAGACCCTCGCTCAATGGTGGGCTAATGCCTCCAGTAGCGATAACCACTCTTCGCACTACTTTAGCCACCGCGCTAGTAGATAACACTAAATATCAAGTCTTTGCTTTTCCGCCTGCCACCGTTCTTGCTAACTCTGTAATCGTATCTCCGGATGATCCTTATTTAACCCCGAGCAATAACCAGCACATCACAATTAGTCCTATGGCTAGTTTTAAAATTATTATGACAGTGCCATTGTTTGACAATGAAGGCAATCTTAACGGTATCGAAGATATTGTCTGTGGTGTGTTTGCCAAGTTAGCGGCATCCTCTTTGGTCTATAATGTAAGTGCAATAAGCGCACCAAGAATTCTCAATGCTGCATCAGGCGATCTGCTCAGCTGTGAGATGTCCGTATCAATCCTTACGAGTTGGAGTTAATATGTCCGAGTGGGAACTAGAGAACGAAGCCTTCCTGAAGAAAATCGGGCAGGTTAGCACACCAACACCAAAGCCAGCATCTACTAAGAAAGACGAGGAATAATCCTAATGGCTGTATTTCTGAATAACAATGTAGGCGTTAAGATTAACTCTGTTGATCTTTCTGACCATGTCACAGCAGTAACAATCAACCGTTCATTTGATCAGCTCGAAGTCACAGCAATGGGCGATACAGCTCATAAGTTTGTTAAAGGCTTAGAAGCATCATCCGTAACAATTGATTTCCTAAACGACACAGCATCTGCAAATGTATTGGCAACACTACAGGCAGCATGGGGAACAACAGTCACAGCTGTATTCCTACAGACAAAGGGAACAGCAGTTTCTGCTACAAATCCTCTTTACACTGTTTCATTGCTAGTCAATAACACAACAGACATCAACGGTGCTGTTGGTGATATTGGCACACAATCAATCACTTTCACTGCTAACTCAACAATTGCAGTGGCAACTTCAGGTTCATTCTAAACAATTAAATTAAGGGGCTAATCATGGCAAAACTAAAGATCGTTCGTACAGATGGAAGCGTATTAGAAGGCGAGATCACTCCAGCAGTGGAGTATTCTTTTGAGCAATATGCTAAAAAAGGGTTCCACCGTGCCTTTCGTGAGGAAGAGCGTCAGACGGATGTTTATTGGTTGGCATGGGAAGTCACTCGCAGGTCAGGTGAATCTGTTAAGCCTTTTGGTATGGATTTCATCGAGACACTACAAAGTGTCGAGGTGCTTGATTCAGACCCTTTAGCTTAAAGCGCGATCTTCCGTTCACCTATCTAATCGCTAGGCTAAGCATTAGATTGGGAATCGCGCCACAGCAATTATTAGAGCTAGACAAGTCAATGCTAGATGCATTGGTGCAAGGTCTAAAAGACGAAGCAAAGGAGATCAAAGATGCCAGCAACAGTCAAAGGCGGCGTTGAACTCCGTAAGGCTCTACGCAAGTTTGCTCCCGATCTTGGCAAAGAATTACCTAAAGAGATTGCTGTGGCCTTAAAACCCATTGTGAAGGCTGCTAAGGGGTATCTACCAGATAACCAACAGGTATTGAGCGGATGGTTGCCTCGTCCCAATTTACAGGGGACTTTTCCAACCTACGATGCTAAGTTGGTAAGATCTGGGATAGGTTATAAGACCACACCATCCAAGCCTAACCGTAGAGGTTTTAGATCTCTTGCTCGTGTATTTAACAAAACAGCAGCTGGAGCAATTTACGAAACTATGGGGCGCAAAACTCCCAATAGTCGCTTTGTGGTAAATCAAACTTCTAAATACGGATCCAGTATGAAAGGCACAGACAAAATGGAAGGTCGTGTCCTTTTTCGTGCTTATGAAGAAAATCATGGCAAAGCCAGTGAAGCTGTGCTCAAAGCCATTAAAACTGCTGGTGATAAATTAAAGGCAAAGGCAAAGGTCTGATATGTCAAACATAGTCATTGATATTGCCGCGGAATTTACTGGCAATAAGGCTTTCAAACAAGCTGAGAGTGAAACCGATAAATTAATTAAAAATGTCAAGAAGTTAGCTAAGACTCTAGGCGTCGCCTATGGAAGTCAGCAAATTCTTGCATTTGGTAAAGCATCGATCAAAGCGGCTGCTGCCGATCAAAAAGCCCAACAGCAGTTATCTTTAGCATTAAAAAATGTTGGTCTTGAAAGAGATGCTGCTACATCTGAAGCATTTATTCAAAGACTACAAAGCGAATTCGGAGTGGTTGACGATCAACTCCGTCCGGCTTATCAGCGTCTAGCCGTGGCAACCCACGACACTGCTGAATCTCAAAAATTATTACAATTATCTTTAGACATTTCTGCATCAACTGGCAAAGACCTAGAATCTGTAACGGCAGCTCTCAGCAAGGCATATCTTGGCAATAACACTGCATTGTCTAAATTGGGCGTTGGTATCTCAAAGGCCGATCTTAAAGCTGGCAATTTCAATGACATAATCGATAAATTAACCGTGACTTTTGCAGGCGCAGCAAAACAGGCAGCAAATTCTTATCAAGGTTCAATTGATAAATTAGGTGTTGCATCACAAAATGTCAAAGAGATTATTGGCACAGGTTTAATTGATGCTATAAAGAATTTGGCTGGTGAAACAGGGGTATCAGATTTAGCCAAAAACATGGAAAATGCTGCAACCTACACAGCAGATGTTATTCGTGGTATTGGTGTTTTAACTGCTCAATTAAAGAAGTTACCAGGTGTTTCCAGCTTCGATATTGGAATGATTCCTATCGTTGGCAGTTATTTAAAGATTTTACAAGAAACAGGAAAACAATCACGAGTCAATGCTAGTCGCAATGGCGATAATGCATCGGCTTTAGCGGATCTTGCTCGCCTTGAAAGTTTATATAAAACAAAGACTTTAGACTCTACTAAGAAAATCACCACACTTACAGCACAGCAACTTAAAGATGCTCGTGCTAAGGCAATTCTGGATAAGGCAAACGCTGCCTTAAATAAAGGCACAGATCTATTTAACATGGATGCTATCCAGATTCAAGCTGCTCTAATCAACCAAGCGGAGCAATTAGGCAAGGCCACAACCTCTAGCCAGATCCTACAAATTGCCAATGATACAGCTCGCTTGAACCTTAAAAAAGACATTCTTGATCTCGAAAAGGCTATAATTGATGGTGACACAAAAGCCATTGAAGCTGCAACGCTTAAATTAAACAAAGACCTTGAAATCTTCAATGCGCTCAGCAAACAAAATATGAAATTGGCTGATATCAAATCTATTCTGGATACATTGACCCCAAAAGATTTAGTTAATCAAAAAAACCTTGACGATGCTTTGGCTAAAATTAAAGAAATGCTTGCGCTGCTTGGACAAATTAAAATGCCTACCGTGCCAACTTTTCCGGCACCAAGTCCGAGTAATCCTTTTATTCAAACTTCGAATGGGATATCTCCAACAACACCTGCCAACACCATTGATGCAGTGAATAAAGCAGTTGAAGATTTAGGTGGAGTTGTTTCTGTTATTGGTGACAATGGCAAAGAATTCATTAAATTAGTTGAAGGTGCTGCTCCAATCTTTCAGCAATTGGAAGATAGCATGGCTAAAAATCTGTTCATTGCACAGGGAATTGTAACTCAACCTTTCAATGCCGGAACATTTCGTGCAGGTGAGGGTGGAAGCATTTTTAGTTCAGGAGCTGTAGGATCTCGCGATATAAATGTTACGATCCAAGCCAATACAATTGCCAACCCAGATGAGTTGACTAATATAATTCAAGATACCATTATTCGTCTCAACAAACGCGGAGATTATTTAACTACTGCTGGATCATTATGAGCAGACCAAAAATCAATGTAATTATTAATTTTTCCACTGGAGCAGGCTTTGGCAACCCTTTTATTATTGATCAAGGAATTTTAGGTATAGATGTCCTTGCGAATTCGAGTGGCCCAATTGTAGATGTTTCTAATCTCATCGATAGTATTGTAAGCAACAGAGGCCGCCAAATTAACGCGGAGCAATTTAACACTGGCACTGCATCTGTTCGGATTCTTGATCAAAATGGCAATTTTAATCCTCAAAACCCTGCTAGTCCTTATTACACTTATTTAAATCCTATGCGTAAAATTGCCATTACTGCCACTTATAATAATGTCACTTATCCAATCTTTGCTGGTTACATAACAAACTACAACACAACCACTCCTAAGTTCACGGGCGATATTGTATATACCACAATAAGCGCAGTAGATGGATTTCGTTTGTTTCAGAACGCTCAATTTTTTGGTGTTACAGATGGTACTGCTGGTCAAACTACTGGCACTAGAACTACAAAAATTCTAGACACAATTGCATGGCCTAATTCAATGCGAGATATTGATACTGGATTGACTACCGTTCAGGCAGATCCAGCAACCCAGCGCACAGCTTTAGCAGCTCTTCAGACTGTAGCGACTACTGAATATGGTGCAGTCTATATGGGAGGCGATGGCAAGTTAGTTTTCCAAGATAGAACAGTTACAGTGGGATCTGTTGCCACGACACCAACAGTTTTTAATGATGATGGCACTGCGATCGGGTATTTTGATGTTAAATGGGTATTAGACGATTCTCAGGTCTATAATAAGGCAACAATCACGCGCAATGGTGGTTCAGTTCAAACAGTTAGTGATTCTGCTTCTATTGACAAATATTTTACTCATAGTTATAACCAATCAGGACTTTTGATGCAAACGGATGCTGAAGCTCTCGATTATGCAAAAGCTTTTGTTGCCAGCCGCAAGGAAACGGCAATTAGAGTCGATGAATTGACCCTTGACTTACAGCAGGATAACTACACGGCTGGTACTATCGCTGGTTTGGGGCTTGATTTTTTTAGTCCTGTCACAATTACCACATCTCAGCCTAATAACACATACTTGACCAAAACCGTTCAGGTTTTTAATATTACCCACCAAATTAGACCAGATTCATGGAAAGTTAGGTTCGGCACAGCCGAGCCGATAATCGATGGATTCATTGTTGGATCTAGTTTGTTTGGTATTCTAGGCACTAGCGTTTTATCATACTAAGGAGCAAAAATGGCAACAGGATTTCCATGGAGCACAGGAGATGTCCTCTCAGCAGCAGGTGTTAATGGGCTTGTTGCATTTACACTCAATGCACAGACAGGCACTACTTACACAGCATTAAGCACAGATCAGTATCAGGTGCTAGTCACAATGAGCAATGCTTCGGCTAATGCTTTCAAGATCCCAACTAACGCTTCTGTAGCGTTCCCAGTAGGCACAGTGATTACCGTGTTAAACATCGGTGCAGGCCTTTGCACAATTTCTGCTGTTACTTCTGGTACTACTACTGTTCTGTCAGCAGGTGCAACAGCGGCAAGTCCTACTGTTGCTCAATACAAATCAGCAGTTTGCATTAAAACTAATACTGATACTTGGTATATTCTAGGTGGAATTGCATAATGCTCAATTCTATTGTTGGAATTATTGCAGGCACTCCCTTGCCTATCACAGCGGATGTTTTGGTCATTGCTGGCGGCGGCGGCGGTGGAAAGTATTATGGTGGTGGCGGCGGTGCTGGTGGTTTGCTATTACATTCATCTCAAATTTTTAACAAAGGACAAACTTACACAGTAACGATTGGCGCGGGCGGTGCTGGAACAAGCTCTACTGGTAATGGTTCTGCTGGTAGTAATTCAATTTTTGGATCATTAACAGCAAGCGTTGGCGGTGGCTTTGGTGCAGGTAGTAGTGGAGCAAATGTTGGCGGTGGTTCAGGTGGTTCAGGTGGTGGTTCAGGTGGTATTGGTGGCGGAACGCTAACAGGTGGAAG